TCCGGCAATGCAGAGGTGTTCGGCGATGCAAGGGTGTCCGGCAATGCAAGGGTGTCCGGCAATGCAGAGGTGTTCGGCGATGCAAGGGTGTCCGGCAATGCAGAGGTGTTCGGCGATGCAAGGGTGTCCGGCGATGCAGAGGTGTTCGGCGATGCAAGGGTGTCCGGCAATGCAGAGGTGTTCGGCGATGCAAGGGTGTTCGGCGATGCAAGGGTGTCCGGCAATGCATGGGTGTCCGGCAATGCAGAGGTGTTCGGCGATGCAGGGGTGTTCGGCGATGCATGGGTGGAGTCGCGAAAACACATAGCCTGGTTCAGCTCAGTTGGTTCCGAAAACGGCACACTTACTGCGTACACCATCAAAACAGGAGAAATCGAAGTTACCCGGGGTTGCTTCCAAGGAACGTTGGATCAGTTTGAAGGAGCCGTTCGCAATCGACATGGTGGCAGTCGCTACGCTGAAGAATACTTGGTACTTATCCAATATATCCGCCTTCGTTTCAGAGAAGTTACTGTGACGTTGGAAGAAACGAAGGAGTGATGAAGTTGAAAATCGCAGTTAATATAACGAAGTTTGTGTTGCTTATAGCATTCATAGCCGGAGTTTATATCATAGCCTACAGCGAGGCTGTCAAAGCGAACGATGTGTATAACGAAGCAGTTGAAAATCAAAATGCTTTGCTAAAGGGGCGTATAGCTCTATTAGAAGCCCGAATATTGTTACTTGAAGCAGATCTAGCGATAAGTGATCAGCAGATAGAGTTGCTAGAAAAACAGCTAGTCAGGATTCGGTTTTAGCCGCAGAGGAAATAATCCAAAGCGGCAGCGTGACAGACGCGCTATTCTTTATGAACCCAGTCCATGCAAGCGAAAAGAGCCGGGACTGGATGCGTAGTTTGACTTATGTTTCAACGGTCGAGAACCATGAGTTCTACCGTTAATTATAAAAAATGCGTGATATGTGGCTCAACGTGGCAAGTTAGCAAGTTTAATCAGGCTAATCCTTATGTGTGCCCGTACCATGCTACCAAACGAAACGGGAAAAGGAGGAACGAGAAGGAGTTGACGCATGATTTATTTCAAAGGCGATATAGTCAAGACAAAGTTAAAAGAAACAGGAGAAATCATTGATACATGGGGAATTGCTCGGGATTGGTGCAAAGTAAAACTAGATCATGGCGAAACTGCCTACTTCATGGCAGAAGATTTAGAGCTCATCTCTCGATACAAAGATAAGAAAAAAAGGGGAAGAAGGTAGACAAATGATTAAAATTAATAAGCTTGAAATAGAAAATATCAAACGAGTCAAAGCTGTTAAGATTGAGCCTACTGCCAACGGATTAACAATAGTGGGGGGCAAGAACAACCAGGGGAAAACCAGTGTACTAGATGCGATTGCTTGGGGTTTAGGCGGTAACAAATACCGTCCTAGCCAGGCCTCAAGAGAAGGCAGCGTTATTCCGCCGAATTTGCATATTGTTCTATCTAATGGATTGATCGTCGAACGTAAAGGTAAGAACTCAGATTTGAAAGTAATCGATCCAAATGGCGAGAAGGGAGGGCAACAGCTGCTAGATAGTTTTGTGGAAGAGTTGGCCATTGATTTACCTAAGTTTATGAATTCTAACAATAAAGAAAAGGCAAATATTTTGCTTAAAATCATTGGCGTTGGGAACAAATTACACGAATTAGAGATGAAGGAACAGGAGATATATAATCAACGCCACACGATCGGACAAATAGCTGATCAGAAAGAAAAGTTCGCAAAGGAGCAAACCTACTACCCCGACGCTCCGAAAGAGCCTGTATCTGCATCTAGTCTGATTCAGCAGCAACAAGAGATCCTCGCTAGAAACGGCGAGAATAATCGTAAGCGGCAACGGTTGGCGCAAATACAAGCCTTGTATGCAAGCCAGGGACAAGAGATTGAACGACTGATGTCTAAGCTAAATAAAGCTAAGGAACTATATGCACAAACAGGAAGTGATTTAGAAACCGCCCAAAAGTCCGCGATTGATCTACATGATGAATCAACAGAGGAACTAGAACGCAATATTCAACAGATCGATGAAATCAATCGAAAAGTTAGAACGAATTTGGATAAGGATAAGGCAGAAACTGATTCCAGTGACTACAGGGCTCAATATGACAAACTAACTGCAGGAATTAATGAAGTTCGAAAACAGAAATCCGATCTCCTTACGAACGCTGCTTTACCACTTGAAGGGTTATCGGTTGAGGATGGCGAGCTCATTTACAACGGTCAGAAGTGGGACAACATGAGTGGAACTGATCAGCTTAAAGTCTCCACAGCTATTGTGCGCAAGCTTAAACCGAATTGTGGTTTCATCCTTCTTGACAAGTTGGAACAGATGGATTTGGAAACATTACGTGAATTCGGACAATGGTTAGAGCGGGAAGGTCTGCAGGCGATTGCTACACGAGTTAGCACGGGTGAAGAGTGCAGTATCCTGATCCAGGACGGTTATGTTGTTGGGCAGGAAGGCGTTACGTTACAACAACCGCCGGGTGAAATCGATCCTGGGCCATCATGGAAAGCGGGTGAGTTTTAATGCAAGTAGTCAGTGGAAAAGTAACTAAAGCAAAAAAAGTGGTTTTGTACGGACCTGAAGGTATTGGAAAATCATCGTTGGCCGCACAGTTCCCAAATCCTATTTTCATTGATACTGAAGGATCAACGACAGAAATGGATGTCGATCGTCTACCAAAGCCGACTAGCTGGGAAATGCTCAAACAGCAAATAGGGTGGGTAAAACAGCAAGTTGGGCGCTTCGGTACGCTCGTAATCGATACCATAGATTGGGCAGAAATGCTATGTGTAGAAAGCGTCTGCTCAAGTCACAACAAGAAAGGGATCGAGGACTTCGGCTATGGAAATGGCTACGTTTATACAAAAGAAGAATTCGGTCGTTTCTTAAATCTTTTAAGTGATGTCACTGATGCTGGGATTAATGTCGTATTAGTGGCTCATGCTCAAATTGTTAAGTTTGAACAGCCTGACGAAATGGGTTCATATGATCGTTATCAATTGAAGTTAGGCAAGAAAACGAGTTCGCAGACGGCACCACTCGTAAAGGAATGGGCTGATATGGTCTTATTCATCAATTACAAGACATTCAGTGTTGCCGTGGACGATAAGGGGCGCAAACACAAAGGACAAGGCGGCGTTCGTACTGTATATGCCACGCATCATCCAGCTTGGGACGCCAAGAACCGTCATGGTCTACCTGATGAGTTTCCACTTGATTATGCGCAGATTGCCCATATCTTTGCGAGATCTGCATCTTCTACTGTACCAACGGCTCAGCCACCATCTATACCAGCAGAAGCGGAAGCAGACCCAGCCCCATCGACGGTAGAAACACAAGCATCGTTGTTATCTCAAGGAAAAGAGCTGGATTCGAATATCCCACGTGCTTTGCGTGATTTAATGACACAACACCAAGTCCAAGAATGGGAGATTCAGACGGTTGTTAGCCAGAAAGGGTATTATCCAGCAGATACACCGATCACCAATTACGATCCTAGTTTCATTGATGGCGTGTTAGTGGCAGCATGGTCGAAGGTGTTTGACTTAATCCAAGCGACGCGAAGTGAAGTTCCATTTTCATAAAATTAAAACGGGAGGAATAAAACGTGAAAGTGTTTGTCGTTCAAGTTGATAATGGTCAGGAATATGGCGATTATGAAGTTTATATTGATAGTATTTTCAAGTCATATAGATCAGCTTCACAGCATTTAGTTGATAAGGAGTTCATTCCTTATGCTATTAATAATCATGTATTTTTTGAAAATCCAGAAGTTGTTGGTGTAGAAAGCCAGAAAGGCTGGATCACTGAATTTGATTTACTAGACTGACATTAGGAGGAATAACACATGAATCAAAACACAGAAAGAGAATTAGGTTGGGATGACATGATTGAAAAAGATGGCGGGGACTTTATTGTCCTACCTGCAGGTGATTACGATTTTACGGTAACTAAGTTTGAACGGGGTCGGTTCGCCGGCAGTGATAAAATGCCAGCCTGCAATCAAGCAAAATTAGAACTAACTGTTCATTCACCAGAGAATGGAGACGTGACAGTTTTTCATAATCTTTTCTTGCATACGAAGACAGAAGGGGTGTTGTCCAACTTCTTTGCCGGCATTGGTCAAAAGAAAAAAGGAGAAAAGCTGCGCATGAATTGGAACGCAGTGGTGGGCTCAAAAGGGAAATTAAAATTAGAGATTAATAAATTCACTGGCAGAGATGGACAAGAACGTACCAATAATCAAGTCAAAACTTTTTACGCCGCTGATGAATTGCCCAAACATCAACAGCCATTCCCAGGTCAGCAAAACGGCGGAGGGTTTACGCCGGGTCAGTTTTAGGAGGTCGTGATGGAACTTAGAGACTATCAACAAAAAGCGCGACAATCCATCCAAAACGAATGGAAAAAAGGTATAAAGAAAACACTTCTTGTGTTACCAACAGGGACAGGCAAAACGATCGTGTTCAGCAAAGTCATCGAAGATCGGGTGAGAGAGGGCGAGCGGGTGCTCGTCCTAGCCCATCGTGGCGAACTACTTGATCAAGCTGCAGACAAGTTGGAAAAATCTACTGGTTTGAAATGTGCAACAGAGAAGGCTGAACAGACATCGATCGGCAGCTGGTACCGAGTAGTTGTTGGCAGCGTTCAAACGATGATGCGAGAAAAACGCCTCGAACAGTTCGGCAAAAACTTCTTTGACACGATTATCGTTGACGAAGCCCATCATTGTATTTCAGACAGCTATCAGCGTGTATTAAACTACTTTGAATCAGCCAATGTGTTAGGGGTAACAGCTACGCCAGACCGTGGTGATATGCGTAATCTAGGATCGTATTTTGAAAGCTTAGCTTATGAGTACTCGTTGCCAAAAGCAATTAAAGAGGGCTATCTCAGTCCTATAAAGGCGCTGACAATCCCGCTGAAATTGGATTTAACAAGTGTTGGCCAACAAGCAGGAGATTTTAAGAGCAGTGATTTAGGTACAGCACTTGATCCTTATCTGGATTCGATAGCAGGAGAAATGATGAAAGTGGCTCAAGATAGAAAGATTGTTGTTTTTCTTCCGCTCGTCAAGACCAGCCAGAAATTCACCAACATCCTGAATTCAGTCGGGTTTCGGGCAGTAGAAGTAAATGGCGAATCAAAAGATCGCGCAGAAAAATTAGCCGACTTCGACCAGGGTAAATACAACGTATTATGCAATTCGATGCTGCTCACAGAAGGATGGGACTCCCCAAGTGTTGATTGTATTGTTGTATTGCGGCCAACAAAAATACGTTCTCTTTATAGCCAGATGGTTGGCCGTGGTACCCGGCTTCACCCGGGGAAGACTGAATTGTTATTGCTTGATTTCCTGTGGCATACAGATCGTCATGAGCTTTGTCACCCGGCACATCTTATTGCAGAAAATGAAGAAGTGGCTCAAGCGATGACCAAACAGATTGAAGAGGCTGGTATGCCGCTTGATCTCGAAGAAGTTGAAAAAACAGCAGCTGAGGATGTCATTGCACAGCGTGAAGAAGCTTTAGCTAAACAATTACAGGAAATGAAAAGCCGTAAACGTAAGCTAGTGGATCCATTGCAGTTCGAAATGAGCATTCAGGCGGAAGATCTATCTAGCTATGTGCCGAGCTTCGGATGGGAAATGGCACCGCCGAGTGAAAAGCAGTTGCAGACGCTGGAGAAACTAGGCATTTTGCCAGATCAGATCGACAACGCCGGCAAAGCAACAAAGTTACTGGAACGACTTGATAAGCGGCGAACGGAAGGATTAACTACACCAAAACAGATCCGATTCCTTGAAGGTCGCGGCTTTGAACATGTGGGAACCTGGTTGTTTGAGACAGCTAAACGATTGATTGATCGGATTGCGGGGAATGGATGGAGAATACCGTCAGAAATAAATCCAAAAGAGTATCGAGGGGAGTAATTATATCGAAAGTGGTGACGAAATTGTCCGTACCAAGAATACTACATTACCCTGGAAGCAAGTGGAGTATGGCCAAATGGATTATCGACCATATGCCGCCGCATACAACGTACTTGGAGCCGTTCTTCGGCTCCGGTGCAGTGCTGTTCAATAAACCTCGGGGGCCGTTGGAAACAGTAAACGACTTGGATGGGGATGTGGTTAACTTGTTCCGTATGATACGGGAGCACCCTGAGAAGTTGGCAAATTTAGTACGTTGGACACCTTATAGCCGTGAAGAATATTACAACTCTTACCAAACAAACGGGGGGGGGGAGTTGGATAGCATGGAGAGAGCACGGCGTTTCCTGGTTCGCTGTTGGATGGCTATCGGGGCAAAAACATCGGACCGGACCGGTTGGAAAAATGTGCGACGTGCAATCGATCCGCATCCGCCGGAACAGTGGAAGGATGTACCTCGAAAAATACTCGTAGCGGCGGAACGACTGGAATTAGTTCAAATCGAAAATCAACCGGCGGTCCAAGTCATCCAGCGTTATAACCTTCGTGAAGTCCTTATTTACTGTGACCCGCCTTATATCCTTTCGACTCGGAATAATCGGATGTATCGGCACGAAATGACGGAAGCGGATCATCTCGAACTGCTTGAAGTTTTAGACGTTCATCCGGGACCAGTTTTGCTATCTGGATATGCTCATCCAATGTATAACGAACGTCTCCGACATTGGCATCGAGAGACGAGAATCGTGCAAGCGGAACAGGGGAAGCCCAGAACAGAAGTCCTTTGGATCAACCCAGTGGCAGCAGATCGGATTAAACAGCGGCAAATGAGCTTGTTCTGAAAGTACTTTTTTTTGAGAAAGGCGAAAACATATGGAACACAAATTAGATCTTATTGCATTGTTAAATTACATCGATCCAACTTACTTGAGTTATCAAGAGTGGACATCTGTAGGCATGGCGCTTAAATACGAAGGGTATACAGCTAGCGATTGGGACGATTGGAGCAAGCGAGACAGAGCGCGTTACCATCCAGGAGAGTGTTTTCGCAAGTGGACATCATTCGAAGGATCTGGCACGCCTGTTACGGGCGCGACAATCACACAGATGGCTAAAGACAATGGATGGACGCCGCGTTCATTTAACAAAGATGATCACGAGCTCGACTGGAATGATGAAATATCTAGACATGATGAATATGTTGTAATTGATAGTAATTGGATTGAAGGAATGGAAATCAGTGAACCGGCTCTATGGAATCCGGTGCGTGAATTAACCATATATCTAGAAACGTTGTTTGAGGCATCTGAAAACGTTGGATATGTTGTATCGACGTGGAAGAATGATGAAGGTAAACATTTGCCAACGAAGGGCAATTGGGATCGAACAGCTGGCGAACTCATTCAGGCTTTAAATGAATCGGGCGGGGACGTTGGGGCTGTATTTGGTGACTATGATCCAGAAGCAGGTGCATGGATCCGGTTTAACCCGCTCGATGGTAAAGGTGTTAAAAATGACAATGTAACAGAATTCCGCTATGCCTTGGTTGAATCAGACACGATGGATCTAGAAAAACAAAATGCCATAATAAGAGAATTGGAGCTTCCTATTGCGGCATTAGTTTTCAGTGGAAAAAAGAGTCTTCACGCCATCGTGAAAGTCGAAGCAGCTAACTACGAAGAGTATAGGAAGCGAGTCGATTATCTCTATAATGTATGTAAGAAAAACGGATTGGCTATCGACAATCAGAATAGAAATCCTTCCAGACTTTCTCGCATGCCAGGAATAGAACGTAACGGAAAAAAACAGTTCATCATTGATACGAACATAGGTAAAAGTAATTGGAATGAATGGTATGAATGGATTGAGGGAGTCAACGACGATCTCCCTGACCCTGAAAACCTGACTGAGTTTTGGGATGACATGCCGGATCTGGCTCCTCCCTTGATACATGGTGTGCTAAGACAAGGACATAAAATGTTGATGGCTGGACCTTCGAAAGCCGGTAAATCATTCGCATTAATCGAACTGAGCATCGCCATTGCCGAGGGCAGCAAGTGGGTTGGCTGGCAATGTTCGCAAGGCAAAGTCCTCTATGTCAATTTGGAACTCGACCGGGCTAGCGCATTACATCGCTTCAAAGATGTATATCAGGCGCTGGGGCTACAACCGAAAAATATCGACAAGATCGATATCTGGAACCTACGTGGTAAGTCCGTACCAATGGATAAGTTGGCACCAAAATTGATTCGGCGTGCTGCGAAGAAGAATTATATTGCCATTATCATTGATCCGATTTACAAGGTTCTGACTGGCGACGAAAACAGCGCCGATCAGATGGCTCACTTTACGAACCAGTTCGACAAGGTGTGTACTGAATTAGGGTCAAGTGTTATCTATTGTCATCATCATTCTAAAGGTTCACAAGGCAGTAAAAAATCAATGGATAGAGCAAGCGGTTCAGGCGTGTTTGCTCGTGATCCAGACGCACTAATTGATTTGGTAGAACTTGATGTAACGGAAGCTTTATTCATGCAAGAAGAGAACAAGGCTGTGTGTGCGATGTATCAGCAACTCTTTGAAAAGTTCAATCCTTCATACCTGCAGGAGCATGTTTCGCAGGATGATCAACTCAGCGCTAAGGCCATGGAAGACCACGCCAAACGTGCAATCCCGGAACAGATGACGAACATCATGTTGGAAATCAATAGAGTCATTCGTAGCGTCCGAATTCGTTCTGCATGGCGCGTGGAAGGTACGTTGCGCGAGTATCCAAAGTTTGACCCCGTCAATATGTGGTTCCAGTATCCCGTACATAAGGTAGATCTAGTAGGCAGCTTAAAGGATATTGATCCAGAGGGTGAAAAACCACCGTGGCAGAAGGCTACAGGCAAACGGAAAGAAAAAGCGAAAAAGGAACGCAGGAGCAAGGCTGAAGAGTTCGAAGACGCCGTGAATAACTGTAATTTTGGCGAACCTCCGATGGTCAAAGATATCATTGAATGGTATTCATCAGCCGGAAAAAAACCGCCGCACGAAAACACCGTCAGAGGATGGGTGAAGAATTTCGGATACGTTATCGACAGAAACAAAGGTAACATCATTGTGAAAAACAACAACGACGACCATGATTTTGTGGAATGAATAAAATTGTGGTTACAACAACAACGACCATAAAATTATGGTGCTCGTTGTGGCACAACACATAAAAAAGTATGGTCATCGTGGCAACACATAACAAGTAACAAAAACAGTATACGTACATGGTGCTCGTTGTGGCACAACGACGACCACTATTATAAATAATAAGAAAATAGTGTGTGGTGTTAGCTTACGCCACACACCCTATTGTCAAAATATTTATACCGCGAGAATGAAAAGTTAAAAAATGGAAGGATGCTTCAATATGCAAAATTTAACAATTAAAATTAAGTCTTGGGCGATTGAGCGAAACCTGCACGAAGCTGATCCAAATAAACAAATTCTAAAACTGGGCGAAGAATTTGGAGAGCTCTGTCAAGGAATGGCGAAGAGTAAACCCGATCAAGTCGAAGATTCGATTGGTGATATGTATGTGGTGCTGACGATATTGGCAATGCAGTTAGGTATGGACATCGAGGATTGCATTCAGGCGGCATATGAAGAAATCAAAGATCGGAAAGGAAAGATGATCAATGGTGTGTTTGTGAAAGAGAGTGATTTGTAATGACGGAGTTCTTTATGGCGATGATTCCTCCGTCCGTCACTCACCAGCAGAAACAGGTTACCATAGTAAATGGCAAGCCAGTATTCTACGAACCGCCTGAAATGAAAGCAGCACGAGCAAAACTGATGGCACATCTTAGCAAGCACACGCCAAAGAATACATATAACCAGAGGTTAAGGCTAATAGCGAAATGGTGCTTCCCGCTCACTGGCAAAGCTGCAGACGGACAGTACAAGCACACTAGACCAGATATTGACAATAGTCAGAAGTTGTTGTTTGACTGTATGACAGATTTAGGTTTCTGGAAGGATGATGCGCTTATAGTCAGCTTAGTTGCAGAAAAGTTCTGGGCAAAGATTCCAGGTATCTATATCCGAATAGAAGAGGTGTAGACAATGGACTACCAAGCGTTTTTTTCAGATGTTGTCAATTGGATCGGACAGACCAATCAGGCTGCAGCTAAATACGGGATGGAGCATGAGCAGTTCTGGTTATGGGTTGTTGAGTCATCTGGTGCGCTGACTAAAAAGTATCAAGACAACAAGCTTGTTATCAGACAGATGATCATGCTCATTGAGTGGTTAGAGGAAATTTACGAGAGTAGAAAGATTAAAAAATAATAGATTTTGAGAGGAGAGCTGGCGGTAATTAAACAACCATCTATTTGCTCAGCTGGAAAGATTAAGCGATGAAGATTTAAGGGGCGAAAAACTGGCAGAAGAAATAAATAGGGCGAAAACAATAACTTTTGTAGCTTCAAAAATTATTGAAAATGGTGCCCTGGTACTTGAAGCTAAAAAGTTGATAGACGACAGAATGGATGCCGATCTTAAATTACCGAAAATGTTGGAGGGCTAAGCTATGCCCCATAATTACACAGAAGAACAAAAGGAGTTTATTCGTAAAGTTGCTCTAGGTAGGTATAACACGGAAATTGCTGATTTATTCAATGCAAAGTTTAGAACTAGTATTACAGAGGGGCAGATTAAAAGCTTTAAAGCTAATCACAAGATAAAAAGCAACGTCCAAAAAAGAAAAGTTACAGGAGATGAAGGGCTCTTCACAAAGGAACAAAAAGAATTCATCAAAGAGAACGTGAAAGGTTTACTTAATCAAGAGCTAGCACAGCTAGTAAATAAAACGTTTGGCTTATCAATCACAACTAAGCAGATGAATACTTGGAAGAAAAATCACGGGCTGACCAGTGGATTAGACAAACGTTTTAGAAAAGGGTCTACCCCACCAAACAAGGGTACAAAGGGTGTATACAATATCGGCGGCAATAAAACATCATTCAAGAAAGGTAATAAACCGCTTAATTACAAACCCGTTGGAACTGAACGAATTGATAGAGATGGATATGTATTAATTAAGGTGCAGGATGACGGACCGTGGCACAAGCGATGGAAACACAAGCACAAGGTACTCTGGGAAGAGGCAAACGGTCCGATACCATCAGGACATAAGATCCTTTTCGCGGATCAAAACAGGCAAAATATATCACTGGATAATTTAGTCCTTGTTAGTGATAAACAGATGGCTACGCTTAATAGAAAAGGGCTCATTTCAAACGAGGCTGAGCTAACCAAAACAGGCATCATTATAGCAAACATTTATCAAAAAATAGGCGAGCGTAAAAAATCAAAATGATTTAGAGTGAGAAGGTGATCCAGATGGTAAAGAAGACTTGTCCTAAATGTGCGGGTAGATCATACAGCTGCGACAAAGATGGGAAATGGATTTGCCCGCACTGTAAAAGAGATATAACAAGTGTACCGGCAGAGGAGGCGGAAGGAATAGATGGCGAAAAAAATTAAACAGGATGAGCTAATCGAGAGAGTAGCGAAGATAGCCCAAATGCAAAACGATAAGTTGCTTGAAAGAGCGTCAAAAATCGCAGCCCAAACGGTGATTGCGCACCTTGAGAAACAGAAGCAAAAAGAACAGGAATCAAAACGAGACTGGCGCTTAAGAAACACTAAACTATTACTGAGAAATTATCAGAATTTCAAAGATCATACAGTCGACGTAAAAACTGAGCTGGAAGAGTTGGATCTTCTGGAGGTGGCTGATATGTTTTCGGATGAACTTGCAATTGAGTCAATTAAACGCAGTAAAGAACGGACGTTGGCATTAGTAAAGTTTGTGGATCGGATGATATTAAACTATCGTATCAAGTGCGAAGAATCAGGAGATCCCATCGAGGAAAGAAGGTATAAGATAATCCGCGATTTGTACATTTCGGAGCATAAAAAATCAATTGATGAAATAGTGACATGTCACTTTATCGATAAAAGGACAGTTTTTAGGGACATTAATAGAGCAGTTGAAGCCTTGTCAGTCTTGATATTTGGCGTTGATGGACTTAGGTTAAAGTGACGTGTCACAAACATGTCAGTGTAATGTCACTTCATCCGTGGTAATATGGTAGTGAGTAAACTTGTAAATTTTTATCGTTCGTTTCTCTCCCACTATTTAGCCGCCGATTTTTCAGGCGGCTATTTCTTTTAGGAGTTGATCAGCATGTGTGCTAGTTGTATTTGGTCAAGTAATGCCGGGACAAGCTATGTTTGTCCCTTTCGTAGATGCGTAAAGCGTAATGGTTGGAAAGCCACAGTAGGAAAGGAATTGGAAAATGAAGATACCAAAGCAAATCAAGATAGGCGGTAAAGTCTATAAGGTTGAAATAACTGAAAAGCTTGAATTAGGGCGTGGTTATGATGCTGAGTGCGTTTATAGTGACTTAGTTATTCGAGTAAGACCTACTATGGCTAAAGGTAAAATGGAATGTGATTTTCTTCATGAAATGTTCCATGCAATTCATGACTTCTTTGGATATAACAAGCATGATGAAAAGAAAATTGATGAACTTGCCAATGCACTGTATATGGTCATTCAGGATAACCCTGAAATCTTTGAAAAGGATTTAGTAGATTCGGATTATCTACTAAGAAATGACAAAACCGACATAAGCGCATAATCTACGCATAAAACCTCGGGAAATAAATAACGCCGGCAGCTTAAAAGCCTTGGCATTTCAACGTTTTAAAGCCTTTGAATATTCTATGCATAATTGATAATTGCATAGGGTCTCTATAACCGTTGATATTAAAGGCTTTGTAATTTCAATTAACGTCCGATAGGAAAAATTATGTTAACTAAAAATGAATAAATTATGCATAATCGGTGGTGGTGATATGTAGTGGCAAGAGCGAGAAACCCCAATCGTGATAAAGCTAAGGAAATATGGCTAGGGCATAACGGTAATATTACGAACCGCAAGATAGCAGAGTTATTAAACGAAAATGAGAAGGTCGTCGCTGTCTGGAAGCAAAGAGATAAATGGAATGTTGTACAACAAACGAAAACTAATGATGTACAACAAAAGAAAAAGACAGGAGCTCCAAAAGGCAATAAAAATGCCAAAGGTAATAAAGGTGGCCATGGAGGTCCTTTAAGAAACGATAAAGCAGTTAAGCATGGTTTATTCCGGCAATATCTTCCTGATGACAAAGAGACTAGACAGATCTTCGATGAAGTCGGTCAGACAAGTGCTATAGAATTGCTTTGGTCACAGATACAGATTAAGTTTACAGCTATTATCAGAGCTCAAAAGATCATGTTTATCCAGGATAAACATGATCAGACCAAAGTCCTTAAGCGAGAGAAACAAACTGAGACAGGATGGGAGAAAGAGTACGAGCTGCAGCATGCTTGGGATAAACAAGCTAAATTCTTACAAGCACAGTCTAGGGCTATGAACACTCTAACCTCGATGATCCGTCAGTACGAGGAGCTCTGCAGGCTGCATGATGTGGACGAGGAACAAAAACTTAGAATCGAGAAGTTAAAAGCTGAGGTTAAAGCCTTAGGTTCTATTTCTGGAGATGAGGGTGTCAAGATTATTGACGACATTGGAAGTGGTCTTGATGGATGTTAAGATATCAGAGATAATTACACCCAAGTTCGTTCCCTTCTGGCAAGCTTCAAATTCACATAGATATTTGCATCACGTTGCAAAAGGGGGGCGTGGATCAGGTAAATCGGCGCAAATAGCGATTAAGCTAATTAAAGACATGATGAAATATAAGGTTACAACGTTGTGTATCCGGAAGGTAGCTAACACACTTTCAGAATCGGTATTTGAGCAGCTGAAAGAAGCAATAGAGTTTCTAGGTGTTGAAGAATACTGGAAGGTTAAACTAAGCCCCTTGCAGCTTGTTTATAAGCCTTGGGGGAATAAGATCATCTTCAGGGGAGCAGATGATCCTAAGAAAGTTAAATCCATAAAAGTATCCAAGTTCCCGATTGCTTTTCTTTGGATCGAGGAGCTGGCAGAGTTCAAGACGGAAGACGATGTATCGACTATCGTAAATTCAGTGTTACGTGCTGAGTTGCCTGATGGTCTTTTTTATGCCTTTTACTACAGCTACAATCCGCCTAAGAGAAAGCAATCTTGGGTTAATAAAAAATATGAGTCTCAGTTTATACCGACGAATACCTATGTTCACCATTCGACTTATTTAGATAACCCTCATATCTCTCAGAAGTTCATCGAAGAAGCAGAGGAAGTCAAAGCGAAGAGCTTACAGAAGTACGAATGGGAATATCTTGGAAAGGCTATCGGCTCAGGAGTGGTGCCGTTTGATAATTTAAAATTTCGCAGGATCACGGACGAAGAAATTGCTACATTCGATAACATCAGGCAAGGAAATGACTGGGGTTATGGTGTTGATCCTTTTGCTTTTGTAAGATGGCACTATGATAAGACTCGGCGGAAGATATACGCCATGGATGAAATCTATGCAGTTAAGATGCATAACCGGGTAGCAGCTGAACAAATGAAATCTAAAAAATACCATGATTTAATGACGATTGCAGATTCAGCTGAACCAAAGTCAATCGATGAAATGAAGCAGTATGGCATCCTGATGCGGGGTGCAAGAAAAGGATCTGGATCTGTGGAGTATGGTGAGAAGTGGCTCGATGATTTAATAGAAATTGTTATTGATCCAAAACGGACACCAAATATCGCTAAAGAATTCGAGGACATTGATTATATGGTCGATCCGGACGGTAATCCAAGAGCTAAACTAGAGGACAAAGCGAATCATACTATTGACGCTACGAGATATGCTTTTGAAAGAGATATGAAGCAACCAGGAGTATCTTTTTAACTAGGAGGTGAAATCATTGCCGACAATGCAAGAAATTTTTAATATTATTGAGTCTGGTGCTAAATCAGCGATGACTCTTGAGCAGATCATCAAAACGGAAATTGACGACTGGCTGCTGTCGTTAGACCGCCAGTGGATGTTAGTAGGTCAAAAATATTATGCCGGTGACAGCGATATTTTAGACAGAAAAAGGCTGGTAGTTGGTGAAGGCGGCGAACTGGTCGAAGCTGAAAATGTAGCAAATAACAAATTGGTGCATAATTTTTTGCGTAAACTCACTGATCAGAAGACCGGCTATTTACTTTCAAAGCCATTGAGTATACAAACTGTGAATAAGACATACGCTAACCTACTTGGAGATTTCTTCGACAAGTCTTTTTTACGTCTACTGAAGAATCTCGGGAAAGAAGCGGTTAATAAGGGCAGGGCTTGGCTTCACGTATATTATGACGAGTCCGGCCAGTTATCTTTTAAAAAGATTCCATCTGAGGAAATTATACCTCTTTGGCGTGACGCAGCTCATACGGATCTAGATGCAGTAATTAGAGTCTACGACATTGAAGCTTACTTAGGTACTGAAAAAAAGACTATCACGAAAGTAGAGTTTTGGGATAGAGCTGGCGTAAAGAGGTACGAGCTTACTGACGGGGGTCTTATTCCAGATGTTGAGCTTGGGGAATTTAGCGGACATTTTTCTGTAATCCAGAATGACGAGGAGCAACAAATGAATTGGGAGAGGATCCCCTTCGTTTGTTTCAAATACAACGATGAGGAGATTCCGCTTGCTAAATTTGTTAAGTCTCTTATTGACGATTACGACAAGAAAAAATCAGACAACAGCAACAATCTAGAGGATCTACCAAACAGCATCTATGTCGTTAAAGAGTATGATGGTGTTGACTTAGGGGAATTCAGAAGAAATCTCTCAGTATTCAGAGCAGTAAAAGTGACTGGTGATGGTGGGGTTGATACGATCAGTCTTGAGATTGATACTTTAGCTTATAATGGGCACCAAACCCGAAATTATAGAGATATTTTTAGCTTTGGTCGAGGAGTTAATTTTGATATCGATAAGATTGGTAACAGTCCTTCTGGCATAGCCTTAAAATTCTTATACTCAGATTTAGATATGGATGCAAACATAATCGAAACAGAGTTTCAAGCGAGTTTAGAACGGCTATTATGGTTTATCGACCAGCATATCGCTAATACAACAGGCAAAGATTTCTCGAACGAAGATGTTGAATTTATTTTCAATCGAGATATCATAATCAACGAGACTGACACAATCACAAATGCTAAAAACAGTGCAGGAATTGTATCGCGAGAGACAATTACAGCTAATCACCCTTGGACTGCATCAGTTGAAGAAGAACTTGACCGACTTGCACAAGAACAACAAAAAGATTTAGATAAGTTCACAGATTACCCAGAGCCGGGAGGCAACGATGATGGCGAAACCAGCTGATTATTGGCAAAAACGTACAGAAGGGATAATCAGTGATCAATTTAAGAAATCAGATGTTTATATTGCTAAGTTGAAACGTGAATATGAGAAAGCGGCACAAAGCATTCAACGTGATATTGAAGTATTTTATTCCCGCTTTGCTGAAACCAATGAGATCAGCATGGCAAATGCTAGAAAACTTTTAAATGGCAAAGAGCTAAAAGAATTCAAGATGACTCTTGAAGAGTTTATCAATAAAGCTAAGAACAATGCAGACGGGCGATGGACTCAACAACTGAATAACGCTTATTTCAAAACCCGAATTAGCCGGTTGGAGGCATTACAGGTTCAGCTTAGACAACAGTCTGAAATGTTAGCGGCAGGGCAGCAAAAAGGTGTACAAGAACTCTTAAAAGATGTTTACGAAGACACTTATTACAGGTCGTTATTTGAACTGCAAAAAGGTACTGGAATAGGCATTACTTTTGCACGAGCAAATGCAGAAAAAGCATTGTCAACTGAATGGGCTGGAAGCAATTATAGTAAACGGATCTGGTCAAATAGAGACAAGTTAGCTTTGGAACTCGAAACAAAGTTATCGCAATCTCTTATCCGTGGTGATAGTATTGACCGAACAGCAAGAGATCTGGCTGAACGAATGAATGTTTCGTACACTAACGCTGCAAGAGTAGTCCGCACCGAGAGTAGTTTTATTGCTAATCAATCTACAGCTGACGGGTACAAAGAAAGTGGTATTGTTAAAGAGTATGAATATCTGGCCACCCTTGACAGCAGGACGAGCCAGATATGCCAAGACATGGATGGTCACACATTCGCCCTGAATGAAAAAGATGTGGGCATCAATTACCCTCCATTGCATCCAAACTGTAGATCAACGGCTGTACCTTTTTTTGGGGATGAAGAGGATCCAGGGAAAAGAATCGCAAGAGATGAAGACGGGAAAACTTATCACGTTCCCGGAGATATTAAGTATCTGGAGTGGAAGAGCAAATATGCCGATTTGCCAAAACCGCCTGAAAGTGTTATAATAAAACCAAATAATTACAAAAGATTCATTAAAGAAAGTGAAGTCAACGAATGGGAGAATCTTGTTACACCCCTGTGGTTGAAAAAGTTAACCGCAAAAGAAGCTAATGCTATTACCCGTTATACGGATGACACTTATTTTGACGTCAACCGAAATTTGAGACGAGGCGGAGGCAACGATCTTTACGATGAACTCGCTAACGAAATTAGTTCTGCAATCATGAAGTTTAATTTGCGGGAGAATGTTGTTGTGTATAGAGGGTTGGAAAAAAATATATTTGGGGCTTCAGCTCCGGATTTACCCGGCATAGTCTTCCAAGAACCCGCATTTATGAGCACTTCGCTTTTGAAAGGGCAACAGTTTTTAGGATCCGTGCAATTGGAGATTCGGGTTCCAGCGGGCAGTAAAGGAGCGCCTATCAACCCACTAAGTGAATTTAGGAACGAGGAATATGAGTTTCTACTGGATCAAGGCACGCAGTTTAAAATACTTGAAGCAAACGAGAAAGACGGGAAGCTTAATTTAATTGTTGAGGTGATGATAAGTGGCAATACGACCAGATCGGATTGATCGTTTTATTTCTAAAGAGGGTGAATTGGTTATCATCAAATCGCCCGAAGATGTTAAGCGTGAGAAAGAGGAGCAATCAAAGAAAGAACAACAGAAGTAAGAAGCACTCTTGATGAAAAATTGAGAGTGTTTTTATTTTGCCCTGTCATACGGCTTTAAACTTGGCATTGCCCCCTTTAAAGGTTCGGGGTAAAACTGAACGAAAGCCGAATGCTGGCGGGTGACCAGTCTAAAAACCTAATCGGGAGTGATGATAGATGGATTTAAAAGAATTGTTGGGTGAAGAGCTTTATAATCAAGTGATCAAAAAGGTAGGAGACAAAGAAATCGCCATTGTAAACGACGGTAATTGGTTTCCAAAAGCGAAGTTTGATGCGATCAACGAAGCAAAAAAACAGCTTGAAGTTGATTTAAAAGACAGAGATAAGCAGTTGACTGAACTTAAGAAATCCGCCGGTGACAATGCAGAACTTAATAAGCAGATAGATCAGCTGCAGGCGGACAACAAGAAAAAGGATGAAGACTATCAAGTCAAGATCAAGGACATGGCACTGACTACAGCGGTTAAGCTAGCAGTCGCTGACGAAGTTCATGATCCGGATCTGCTACTTGGACTCCTGGACAAATCAAAAATTGAGATCGATGAGAAAGGTTCTGTAAAAGCCGGACTTGAAGATCAAGTTAAGGCGTTGCGTGAAAGCAAGGCTTTTTTGTTTGTCCAAAAAGAGGAGGGTGCTAAGTTCAAAGGTACTAAACCGCTTGACGGGAAAGATAAAAGCGGGGCGGGGGGTCAGAAGAATCCTTGGTCCAAAGAATATTTTAATCTGACTGCTCAGGGGCAGCTTATACGAGAAAATCCTGAACTCGCTAAGCAGCTACAGACTGCAGCCAAATAGGAGGATAAGAAATGAGTAGAGTACCACGCACGTTACAAAGCACATATGACAAGGATCGCGACGGTAAGATTGATAAGACTGCTCTACCTGACGATCTCGCAGGAATGACGACTGCTGCTGCTCAAGTAGACAGCGTAGCAGCTGATGTTCCGACCCTTGTTACTGATTTTAACGCTCTGCTAGCAAAAATAAGAGCTGCAGGGTTAATGAGTGAATAATTATTTTAAAAAGGAGAGTGTATAATAAATGGCTAAAACACAAATTGCAGACGTTATCGTCCCTGAAGTATTTAACCCTTATGTTATTCAACGTACAGCGGAATTATCCGCTTTGTCTCAATCAGGGATTATATCGAATAACTCGGAGTTAGACAAGCTTGCACAAGGCGGCGGCAAATTAATCAACATGCCGTATTGGGATGATCTAACCGGTGAGGACGAAGTATTATCTGATAGCGGAGCACTTACGCCAGAGAAAATCACTGCCGGTCAAGATCAGGCCGCGTTATTCATACGCGGTAAAGCTTGGAGCGCAAATGATATGGCTCATATCTTAGCCGGATCAGATCCAATGGCAGCGATAGGAGATTTGGTTGCTGCTTTTTGGGCTCGCAGACGCCAAACGTTGTTATTTTCGTTACTTAAAGGAGTATTTGCCAGTGCATCGATGAGTGGAAACATGCACGATATTTCGGCCCAGGCTGGAACAGCAGCCGTGCTTGCAGGTGAAACATTCCTAGATGCTGGTCAAAAACTAGGCGATGCTGCAGGAAAGCTAACAGCATTCTCTCTTCACAGTGCCGCCTATACACACTTAAAAAAGCAGAATCTTATTGAGACTATTAAGGACAGCGAAGGAAACGAAATTGAAACGTATATGAAAAAACGTGTCATCGTCGACGACGGTCATCCAGTAGCAGCCGGTGTTTACACCTCATACCTTTTCGGATCTGGAGCGATCGGACTCGGGAACGGTATGGCGAAGATGCCTACTGAGACTGATCGCGATAGTTTGGCTGGTGACGATATCCTGATCAATCGTCAAGCGTTTGTTCTTCATCCGCGCGGTGTGAAGTTCACGAATACAAGTGTTACTGGGGCATCCCCATCGAATGTAGAAGTGGAAAATGCCGCTAACTGGTCAAGAGTTTATGAGAACAAAAATATCCGAGTCGTGAAATTTGTGTATAAGTTAGCTTAGAGTAAGAGGGGTTAAAACCCCTCTCTATTCATGCTGGGAAAGGGTGATTAATATGTCTGCAACTGCATTTCAACGAATGCGACGTGAACAAGCGGCCGAGGAGGCTGCGAAAAAACTGCAGAAGGAAAAACCAATCGATAAGATGACTATCGCAGAGTTAAAGGTGTATGCCGATGAACACAATATCGATTTAGGTGAGGCAGCGAAAAAAGATGATATTTTAGCAGCCATTCAAGTAGCTCTAATAGAAGAAGATGAAGGCGGAGAAGACAATGCCGGCGAGTGATGTTTTGGCAACTGTTAAACTTCGTTTAGAGATAACAGGTGCTGATCAGGATACGTTGATCACGTCGTTTATCGACGAGGTTGGGCAGAGAATTCTCCATTACTGCAACATTTTAGAGATCCCTGTGGAATTGGGGTTGGTTTGGGCATCGATGACAATTGATGCGCTCCGGATCGAGCAGCCGAATATTCCGGAGATAGCAAATACTAACGGGGGAGCTGCAGCAGAAATTCAAATCGGGGATACGTCTATAAAGGATTCTGAGCTTACTAACGCTTCAAAAGCGATCATTGCTAAAGTAGTTTTGAATTACCGTACTGACCTCACTCGATACCGGAAATTGAGGTGGTAGGGTTGAACTACTCCAAACATCGTCAAGCAATTGAAAAAATATATGTAGATCTGGCCACTATTAGTCGGTATGTGGAGACGGAAACAGCTGCCGGCGAAACTAAACTTTCTGTTGATCCAGTGCCAATCTATACCGATCAGCCTTGCCGTATATCCCAGAAGTCACTTGGCGTTAACAATCAGGCTGAGGCACAGAACGAGATTAAATACGAAATAAAGCTATTCATTTCCCCGGAATTAAATATAAAGCAAGGGGATATTATTATCGTAACTCGGGGAGCTGTCACGCGATCTTACGCATCCGGAGAGCCTTTTTTATATCCTACGCACCAGGAGCTCAGTTTACAACGGAAGGATCGAGCATAATGGCTAGATGGGGAAAGTTCGATTTTGAGGAATTCAAGAAGCTGACTGACTCATTCCAAAAGGCTTTAGATGAAAAAGTTGTTGATCGATTTATTCAAGATTTTCTCTTGGAAATGGCTTACCGGGCTGAACGGAAGATTAAAAAGAGAACTCTTGTTGATACTGGCGATTTACGCCGTAACTGGAAAGTAGGTAAGGTTGAAAGGCATGGAACGGGGTATGTAGTCGAGATTTTCAATAATACCGAGTACGCATCCTTCGTTGAATATGGCCATCGAACAGGTGCAGATTTAACAAAATGGGTCGAAGGGCGCTTCATGATGACGATTAGCATGAATGAGATAGAACGAGAGCTACCAAAATACCTGCAAAAAAGACAATTGGAATTACTTCAACGGCTAATGGGCGGGGGTAAGTGATGAGTGTAACAATAAACGATGTTAGAACTGGAATAATAACGGCTCTTAAACAGCAGTTCCCAGCTATGAAAATCTACGGAGAAGAAATCAAACAGGGTTTTACAGAACCTTGTTTTTTTGTGAAGTTACTGTCTGGGGATCATAATCGAGAAGTTGACCGCCGATATCTACGAGCTCACTCATTTGATATTCATTATTTTGGCGCATCAAATCAGGATATGTATGATGTTGCGGAAAGTCTTTATGCTACTCTGGAATACATCAACGTAACCGGATCTCTGTTTCGAGGAAAAAAAATGAGGCATGAAATTATTAACGGCGCGCTACATTTTTTTGTTGATTTTGATTTTCATGTTATAAAATCAAAACCTGCAGAAACAAAAATGCTGGATATGGAGGCGAACGTAAAAGATGGCTAAAAAAGATACCGAAACACCTGAAACAATTAAAACTCCTGTCTATTCTAAAGAGCAGTTTTTAAAATCAAAGCAATACACAGCTCAACAAAAAGACTTACTTGCTGCTCTTCTAGAAGACGGAAAAAAATACACGACCGCTCAGGTGAATGAAAGCTTAAATAATTTTCTTAAGAAGGAGGTTAAGTAATGGCAGGAGGAACATTTACTACTCAAAATAAAGTTCGCCCTGGTGTTTATATCAACTTTGTTGGCGAAGCGCAGCTGGGGACAGTAGGTGAGCGTGGAATTACTACAGTAGCCTTAGCTTTAAGCTGGGGCGAGTCTAAAAAGGTTTTAACGATTAATGCTGGTGACAGCATAAAAGATCTTCTTGGATATGATATCAGCGCTTCACAGATGTTGTTAATCCGCGAAGCGCTGAAGAGATCCAAGACGTTGCTTTTATACCGTTTGAATACAGGCACAAAAGCAACAGTTGTAACAGGAACGAATCTGACGGCTACAGCTAAATACGGCGGGGTTAGAGGGAATGATATCTCAATTGTCATACAGACAAACATTGATGACCCTGCTAAATTTGACGTTAAAACGCTTGTATCCGGTGAGGAAATCGACGTCCAGGTTGTTGCTGCAGCTGATGAAGTTGTAAGTAACGATTGGGTAGATTTCAGTGGCGCGGGAGTGCTTACTACGACTGCCGGTACTCCTCTAACAACTGGAGCAGACGGCGTGGTAACGAATCAAGATCATACAGATTACCAAGCAGCTATTGAATTGTTTGATTTCAACACTATGGCTCTGGTATCAACTGACGCAACCTTAAAATCTGTTTATACATCTTTTGTTAAGCGTCTGCGTGATGACGAAGGCAGAAAGATACAAGCTGCTTTAGAAAACTATCCTATTGCGGATTACGAGGGGATAATCAGTGTTAAAAACGGAGTTAAGTTATCGGACGGTACGACATTAAATGCTTCTCAAGTCACAGTTTGGGTAGCTGGAGCAACTGCAGCTGCACGGGTAAATGAATCGTTAACCTATGTTGCATATGAAGATGCAGTTGACGTTGATATCAGGTATACGAATTCGCAGATTGAAACAGCTCTAAAAGCGGGCGAGTTTGTATTCGTACAAAATAACGGTCGTGCAATTGTAGAGCGGGATATCAATACGTTGACCAGCTTTACAACTGAGAAAGGTAAACAGTTTTCTAAGAACCGAGTAATCCGTGTGTTTGATGGGCTAGCGAATGATTTCAAGCGCATTTTCGAAAGCTATTATATCGGGGAGGTGGACAATAACCCCGACGGTCGCAACCTTTTTCGGAACGAATGCAATAAGCAAGTAGAATTGTATCAAAACATCAGCGCTGTCCAAAATTTTGATTCTCAAACAGATGTGATTGTCCAGACCGGTACCGAGGTTGATAGCATCTACATTGAAGCGGCAATTCAGCCGGTAGATTCTATCGAAAAAATCTACATGAAAGTGAAGGTGGCGTAAGATGTTTATGAAAGCAAACGACACCATAGCAGGACAGGAAGCTAGAGCCTATACGATAGTTAATGGGCTTGTTGAAGAGATGTTTTATGCTAAAAACTTAGAAGCCACGGTAGAAAAAAATAAAGCGGAAATTAAGACGTTGGGTAAAAGAGGAACACAGCATAAAGCTACCGGTTGGAGCGGTTCTGGTAGTATGACAATTTATTATGTGACTTCTAAGTTTAGAAAGATGATGCTAGATTACATTAAAAATGGGAAGGATGCTTATTTTGATATTCAGGTTGTAAATGAGGACCCAACCTCAACTATTGGTAAGCAAACAACAGTTCTTAGAAACGTAAACCTTGACAGTGTAATAATGGCGCAGTTTGACCTTGATGAAGACGCATTAGAAGAAGATATCGACTTTACCTTTGATGATGTTGATATCTTAGATGAATTTAATAAGCCTGTACTAGGCTAGGAGGTTAACAGTTTATGAGTAATTTACTACAAGCGTTCCTATCACAAAACGTCGAAAAAGTTAGCACTATAAAAGAGGTTGTTTCCAACCGCTTTAAAGATAGCGCGGGTAAACCGATCCCTTTTGAATTTAAAGCGATATCTAATGAGCAAGATAAAGAACTAAGGAGGTCATGTACTACTGAAACCAGGGCCAAGAAAAGAGGACCTTACGTCAACAAATTTGATAACGATGCTTATTTTGATAAGTTTACTGCAGCGAGTATCGTATTCCCGGATCTGAAAAATGCAGAACTTCAAAAGTCCTATAGCGTGATGGGGGAAGTCGACTTGTTAAAGGCGATGTTGACCCCTGGGGAGCTGACTGAAGCTAAGCTCGTAGCACAAGCAGTAAACGGCTACGATAAAGACATGAATGAACTGGTGGAAGAGGTAAAAAACTAATCAAGGAAGGGGATAGTGAAGCGAACTATGCTCATTATGCCCTTCATAAACTTAACATTCGCCCGAGAGAATTTATGGATATGGATCGCTACGAAAAAGCCTTCACTTATGCGAGCATAGATTTGCATATAGAAGATGAGAAAAAAGCCAAGGCCAAGGCCAAGGCTAAGAAGAAAAGAAACTAGCATGATTTACCAATAGTATGTTATAATTAGTAAAATATATTATTGGGGGAGATGTAATTGAAAAAATTACTTATTATCGTAGTTTTCATTTTAATAACGCTCACTTTATTTGGCTGTGGTAGCGACTCATTAACTTTAGATACTTTCATATCAAATTATGAAAATGCCGGAATAAGCGTTGATGAAACTAAAAAACCTTTTTCTAGTATGATCGGTGCAACAGACGGGGTAATATTTTATATGGAAAATCAAAAAGTTGCTATCTATGAGTACAAAAAAGAAGGAGATCTTAAAAACGCAAATTTCGAATTCAATAGCGTAAATGGTAGATTCGGATTAGAATCAGATAACATAGAAGCGAAAGAAATTTTCGATTCTGTGAAATAGCTTCGTTTTATAAGAAGATCTCAAAAAACACCTTTAACTAGGTGTTTTTTCTTTTTAACAAGGAGGTGGGGACGTGGCAACGTTATCGCAGAGTATCAGGCTAAACGACGGCTTTACTCCGGTTATAAAAAACATGTATCAAGCCATAGCTATGACACTGCAAGGTTTTGAAAGGATGCAAGAAGCTACTAGCAATAGCATTAATGTAAGCGAGTTTGAACATGCCAGAAACGCCCTTAACAATGTCGGTGCGGAAATAAGGCAGGCTGAAGAGCAGCAAAAAAGGTTTAATAACCAAATTAAGCAGACTAATGGGAGCGCAAATAATCTATTAGGTACTGTAAAAAAAGTGGTCAGTGCGTATGCAGTCCTTGAAAGTGGAAAGAGGTTTATAGAATCGGCTGATCAATATGCAAGTGCTCAAGCAAAGCTTAATTTAATAAATGACGGCTTACAGACAACAGATGAGCTTAATCAAGAGATATTTGACTCAGCTGGACGAGCTAGAGGCAATTACATTGACATGTTGGGTGTTGTGGGTAAGTTAGGTATTACAGCAAGTGATGCATTCAGCAATAATGAAGAAATAATCGCATTTTCTGAGTTGATGACGAAATCTTTTAAGGTTGCAGGTGCAAGCGCCCAAGAACAAAGCGCCGCGATGTATCAGTTAACCCAGGCGATGGCATCTGGTAGGCTGCAGGGTGATGAGTTTAGAAGTATTCTGGAGAACGCACCAACGTTAGCACAAGCCATCGCTAAAGAAATGGGTGTAAGTTTAGGTGTTTTAAAAGAGATGAGTTCAGAGGGTTTAATAACATCTGACGTCATTAAATCAGCACTGTTTAACTCAGCTGAGACAATCAATGAGCAGTTCGAGCAAATGCCAATAAAATTTAGTGAAATTACAACTAGAATCAAAGATAGTTTATTTGCTAACTTACAACCAGCTTTTCAGAGGTTCTCTAATTTTCTTAACTCTGAATCCGGCGAGAGGTTTTTTGTTGGTCTGGGGAATGCGATTATCATAGCAGTTGGTTTCGCTACTACTTTTATGGATGTCCTTGTATGGATAGCTAGCGTTTTTACAAATCACTGGTCTTTGATAGCCCCAATCCTATTTGCTATATTAACCCCTTTTTTACTTCTTAAAGGTGCCGCATTGGCTTATAACACTGTACTCGCTATACAAAATGGGCTACAAGCTATATCAGCTTTTCGTGCTAGCGTGTCTGCAGCTAGGCAAGAAATACTTGCGGGTGCTACTATTGCACAAGCTGCAGCCACAACAACTGCTACAGGCGCGCAGATAGGTTTTAATGCGGCCTTAATGGCGAGCCCTCTAACTTGGGCGCTATTAATCATCGTTGCTATAGTAGGAGTAATATGGCTGCTGATAAAGGTATTAAATCATTTTGGTATTAGTACTGATCAAATTGTGGGTGCGGTTGTAGGATATTTTTACGCTCTATGGGCTACTATTCAAAATATGGTTATTTATTTTTACAATGTATTCGGTGCGTTTACGAATTTTTTTAAAAATGTATTTAAGGATCCTGTAGGAGCCGTTAAAATGCTTTTCCTAGATTTAAGTAGTAACGTAATTAATTTCATCTTTAAAATAGCAGAGGCACTAGAGAACGTGATAAACAAAATACCGGGTTTTGAAATCAACATCACCAGTGCCCTAGAACAAACCTTAAGCGCTATAGACTCTGCCAAAAAGACCATTGCAGCTGAAAATGGAGTTACGTCTTTTGAACCGGTGGAATTTAAAAATGTATCAGAGGCTTACGGAAATGGTTTTGAGGTGGGTTCTGATGCCTGGAATAGCTTTTCTGATAAATTTAATAAAAACGGCTACATGGATGAACTTTTCCCAAAAGAGAATCCAGACATTGACCTTGATTCTATCGCCTACATTGATGAAATAGGGTCAATAAATGATACTGTTGATGTTTCAAGTGAGGATCTAAAAACAATGAGGGAACTAGCAGCTGTGAAAAGCATCCAAAATTTTGTCACCTTAACTCCTAGCGTGCAAGTTCAGACGGGCGATATTAAAAACGACGTTGATGTTGATGATATCGTTGCTAAGATAACTGAATCCCTTGAAACAGAAATCGGGGCTAGTACGAAAGAGGTGTATGACCTTGGCTAAAATCTATCTAAGTCAAAATGACGAAGTATTTGAGCTACCCGTACTGCCAAGTGAAATAGAGGTAAACGAAAAAAGTAATAACAAGAATCACACACTGCAAAATATTGGTGAGATAAGCATAATTAATACTGTGAACCTAGCTATTGTTAAACTAAAAGGTATTTTTCCAACCGAAAAAGCTCCTTATGTATCCAGTACAATTCTAAAGCGTCCCTCTGATTATATTAACTTGTTAAAGAAATGGCGGGATCAGAAGATACCACTTAGGGTAGTGGTCGCAGATAATGCATTCCCTTTCACATGGTCATGTACGATAGAAAGCTTAGACTACAAAGAGGTTGCTGGGGAAGTCGGAGATATCTATTACTCTCTTGAACTTAAGGAGTATAGATACTTTTCGGCAAAGAAAGTGAATGTCATAAGCGCTGAAACAAAAGCCGTAGCTTCAGTAATTATCACAAGACCTATTGAGAAGGAGATCTCGAATACCTATGTTGTGCAAAGCGGTGATACGTTATATGCTATTGCTAAGGCTCAGCTAGGTAACGGAAACCTATACAAGGAAATAGCAGAAAAAAACAAAATTAAAAATCCTAACTTAATTACACCTGGGCAGGTATTAAAGCTATGACGAAGATATTAATTGATGATGGCCAAGGTAATATCTATGAGCTCCCGCACGGTAAAATTGAGATGAAACACTCCCGCAATGGAAGAGCCGGTAGTATGGGATTTGAGTACTTCTCTAAACACGAGTACGAGGTCAAAAACGGTCAAGTTGTTAGGCTAGAACGAGATGGCGCTGTGGTCTTTTACGGTTACGTTTTTAAAGTTGCTAAAGAAAAAATACTCTGCTATGACCAGTTAAGGTATCTAAAGTTTAAGGACACAAAGGTATTTATTAATAAAAAAGCAAGTGAGATTGCAGTTATAATTGCAAATGAAAACCAGCTCAAAATCGGGGTTATAACTGATACAAAACACGTCATACCCAGTCAAATAAGTGACGAGACTGAGTGGCTAGATATGATAACAGAGGCTCTGGAATCTACTTTACTTGCTACTGGAAGAACCTATTTCTTGCAAGATGTAGCAGGTCAACTAGAGCTTCTAGATATTGCGGATACCAGGCTTGACGTTGTTATAGATGGCGATGGCAGGTTAGTTGATTACGATTATAGCGCCGATATCGATACTGACACCTTTAATCGCATAAAGCTTGCCAAGAACAACAAAGAAACCGGCAAAAGGGATGTATTCTTGTATCAGGATAGTTCCAACATCTCCAAATGGGGCAAACTTCAATACTACGAAGTAGTAGATGAGGGTATGAACGAAGCGAAGATCAATCAGAAAGGGCAAGCTTTACTAGAGTTGAAAAACAGAGAGAAGAAGTCTTTTTCTCTTAAAAATGTTATCGGCGATACGCGATGTAAAGCAGGGTATAGTGTTTACATCTCAGTACCAGATGAAAATATCGAGGGTTGGTATCTTATAAATTCAGATACCCATAAGTTTGAAGATGAAGAACATCTTATGGATCTAGAACTGGTGGTGTACTAAATGTATAACCAGATACGAAAAATAGTAAAAGAAAGCATGGAAGGGATTAATGCTAGGATACTGATAGGGACGGTATCAAGTGTTAATCCTTTTAAAGTTAAGATTGAGCAAAGGTTTGAACTACCAAAAGAAGCGCTACTGTTCCCAGAGCATTTACAAGAAGTTAAGCTTTTGACGAAAGACTGGAAAGATGCTACCGAGCTTCAAAGAGAGTATGTCTTAAAACCTAAGCTAGGTCTTAATGACAAATTGATAATGATTAATCTTGGTTCGAAATATTTAATATTTGATAAGGTCGGTGATGTAGATGTCTCAACCATTATTACCGAATAGCAGTCTGGGTGTTATTGATACATCTGATAACATCAACCCTAGCAAAACGTGGCTGCTAAAAAAAGATAGGCTAGCAAGCTTTGTAGACGGCAAAGAAGCTATAAAACAATCCATTCAGGCGATTTTAAGCACATCAAGATATGAGCATTTAATTTACTCTTGGAATTATGGACATGAGTTAAATAGCTTGATTGGTAAAGATAAAGACTTTATTAAAGCTGAGGTCAAAAGAATCATAAAAGAGGCATTAGTCCAGGACGATAGGATCTCAGATGTAACTAACCTTGTTTTTACTGACAGTACCGATGGCTTATTAGTAGAGTTTGACGTCTTAACAGCTGAAGGCACTATAGAAAGCGCGGTGGTGCTATGACATATGAAGAGATTTTGCAAAGAATGTTAGATAGGGTGCTAAGCGACGTTGATAAAAGAGAAGGGTCCATCATCTATAGTGCTCTAGCTCCGGCTGCTTTTGAGCTTGCTCAAATGTATATTGAAAAAGATACGATTCTTGAACTGGTTTTCGCTAATACGAGTAGTGGGGTGTTTCTGGAAAACCGTTGTGCGGAGGTAGGCGTTGTACGCAAACAGGCCACTAAAGCAATCAGAAAAGGCGAATTTAACACGATTGTCCCGATAGATACTAGGTTTGGGATTGACGCGCTAGTTTATGCGGTAACAGAAAACATTGAGAACTACGACTATAAGCTAGAGTGTCAAACTCCTGGGGAGGTGGGGAATAATCAGTTTGGAACATTGTTACCAATCGATTATGTAGACGGACTTACCTTTGCTAATTTATCGGATGTGTTAATTCCGGGAGAGGATACAGAGAGCGATGAGGATCTATTAGCACGATTTAACGCTAAGGTTCAAACGCCTTCTACTAGCGGTAACGTTTTTCATTACCTAGAATGGGCTAACGAAGTGAGTGGTGTTGGAGCTGCTAAGGTAGTCCCCAAGTGGAATGGTGATAACACAGTAAAAGTTATTATCGTGGGGGCGGATATGCTGCCAGCATCGAGCATATTAGTAGATGAAGTACAGACTCATATTGATCCTAATTCCGCAGGTTTAGGTGAGGGTGAAGCGCCGATCGGAGCAATATGCACTGTAGTAACTGCAACAAACTTCGGAATAAATATTACTGCCGACGTATCTGGAACATCTGCCGCTAATGTAATAAGTAGCTTTACTCAGGCTTTAAATAGTTATTTTAGTGAGCTGATAAAAAGTGACTGGCAACTAAAAGATAGCTATGTAGTTAGTTATGCTATAGTAGGATCCTTACTGCTTGAGAGTATTACTGCCGCTGGCGGAACTGACTATGTTAACCTGTTAGTTAATGGCGCTACTCAAAATATACAGTTAACCAACGATATTCCCGCAGTAGGGACGGTGACTTTAAATGACGCTGCTTAATTATCTCCCTGAATATCTTAAAGATGTAAAAGAAATTCAAAAAATCATGGAAGCTGAGGACATAGAGATAATAGATTTGAAAGCAGCTATTCAGGATGTGCTGGATCAGAAGTTTATTGATACCGCAACATGGGGGCTTGAGCACTGGGAGCGAGAAACAGAATTAACCCTTAACCCTGCGGGTCTTACTTACGCAGAACGGAGATCTAAAGTAAAAGGTAAATTGAGAGGGATAGGTAAAGTAGATGGGTCGTTAATAAAACAAGTAGCCGACAGCTGGACTAACGGAGATGTCGTTATTACGTTTGATAGCAAGATAAACGTTAAATTCAACAGCATCTTTGGTATTCCTAGTAATATCGACGACGTTAAAACGGCTATTAATAAGATAGTTCCCGCACACTTAAGAGTAGTATATTTATTCGCTTATTATTTAATATCTGATGTTGAAGCAATGACGATTGCAGATCTTGAAACTCAAACCCTAGATAAATTTGCAGGAGGTGTAGCATAGATGGCTAACACACCAAACTTAAATCTGTACAAAGGTACGCCAGGCTCAGCTACTGAGACGTTTAACGTCCAGACAATGTTAAACGATAACTGGGATAAGCTTGACACTGGAGTACAAAAAAAGATTACAGTAAGTAATACTGCGCCCTTGAATCCTATAGATAACGAATTGTGGTTAGATACTAGTACTGTTCCAAACATGCTAAACCGCTATGATGCTAGTACTACATCGTGGATTGAGATAGGCGCTATTTTAGCTGCAGATGTATCTATTCAAGATGCAGAAGGTCACTTCGCAGCTGATGATGTTGAAGGAGCCTTGCATGAGCTTTTTACAAATGTCAGTGATGGAAAAACGAGTATCGCTTCCGCTATTACTGACATGGGACAAAACGCAGGTGGAGGCGATACCTTTGCTGTTCTAAGTTTAAAAATAAAGGATATTTCAAAAGATGCGAACGCTTTGGCTGGAGATGTTTTAGCTACAAAAACATTCTACCAAGGTGGGTTGAAAAAAACTGGTACAATGCCGAATAGGGGCGTTGGTGGAACTGTAATACCTAATACAACGAACCAAACTAAGTTAGCGGGTTATTATTCAAGTGATATCACTATTGAAGGAGACCTTGATTTAGTGGCTGGTAATATTAAAAACGGCTCAAACATCTTTGGGGTGGCGGGCAAAACGGAAGTAGTTGATACGACGGAAGTATCATCACCAGTATCAGCGGGACAAATATTGAGCGGAAAAGTTGGATTCGTAAATGGTGCAAAGGTTACAGGAACAATACCCTCAAAAGGAGCCGAGACTTTTACCCCTAGCACGATTAATCAGACGATTGCTCTCGGTCAATATTTGAGTGGAGTTCAAACAATTTTGGGGGATGCTGACCTTGTAGCGGCCAACATTAAAGCTGGGGCCAGTATCTTTGGGGTAGCTGGGAACGCTAATGTTGTAGACACGTCACTAGGGACAGCAATCGCTAGTGATATCCTAAGTGGCAAAGTAGCCTTTGTGGATGGGGCGCAAGTTACTGGGACAATACCAAGTAAAGGGGTAGCTACTATTACCCCAAGTACAACTAACCAAACTATAGCGTCGGGTCAATACCTAAGCGGAACACAAACAATTTTAGGCGACGCCGATCTGATAGCTACTAATATTAAATCTGGTAAAAATATATTTAATGTTGCCGGAAGTCTGATTGAGGGTAAAAGGTGGGCTAGTGGGAGTGCGACTTCTGGGAGTAATCTAAGTTGGATTAGAGCGGATGGTCTGTCAAGAACCGCAGGAAGCTTAGAAGTGGGAGGATTAACCTTTACAGCATCTATCATTATAGTTTACTTACACAATTCCTCTTTTACTGTATATCATAGCTCCCCTTTTCACACGAACGGCTCAACAAGTAAAACGGGGACAATTTGGACGAGCGCATCAATAGACTCAAGTGGTTATACCAATATTTGGAATGTTCTAAGTCTAGAACTCCCAGCCTATGTAAATGGAACAGGTTTTAAATTACCAGTCGGGACATCAGGTACATTTAATTGGGTAGCGATAGAGTAAAGGAGGTTTTTTAAAAATGCTATACATTGGAAGAAAAATAATATTTAATAAAGCTGATGGGATTATCATTAAGGATACAGGTCAAAGGATGGGATTAGAAAACTCCATCAAGATTACAACGATAGAGGAAGATTATCCAAATTACGACCCCGCGACAATGGGACATATTGAATTATCTTTTGACGAAAGAAAAGCCGAAATTGAAAATATGGGTAGCTGGAAGGTTAATCCAATAACCAAAGAATTAATCACTTATCCAAGGTTGACTATTCAATCAGATAAACCGCAAATAGAAGCAGATACAATAGATACAGCAACAATAACAGTAGCGACTCAAGATGATTGTACTGTAATATTTCAGGTTAATAATGGTACACCATACGAAGTGCAGACTATAGATAGAGTAGCTACTTTTCAGTTTGCTACTGATATAGTTGATACCCACACTATAAAAGCTAACAATAATCTGTATGGTTCCAATTCCGTACAAGTGGAGGCGATATAGTATGCCTAAAGAAACTTTTAAAAAAGGGAAGTTAGTTTTAACTTATGACTTGAACGATAGCGAAGACAAATTCAAAAAAATTAAACGTGATTTAACGAAAGGCAAAAAGCAATTAACTGACCTAAACAGTGAAGAACTAGAGCTAATAGTTGCAAAAGTTATTTCGCAATAGGATATATTGACGAACCAAGCACTAATAGGTGTTTTTTTTATTTTGTTTGAAAGTGGGTGGTTGAATGACAGACCAAGACATCTTGACAGAAATCAGGGAACGGATGGTTAGAGTAGAAACGAAAATTGACAACATGACTGACGTAAAAAAAACAGCAGAGCTAGCTAAAGATACCGCTAACGAGGCTCTGCAAAGCGCAAGGTCGGCACATCATAGGCTTGACGACGTTGCCGATAATCAAAAATGGTTGTGGAGGACAGTGATCGGAGCTCTGTTAACAGGAGCGATAGGGTTGCTGTTTTTCTTTGTCACAGCCAAGGGAGGAGGCGCATAATGAGTGAATCCGTTTGAGGAATATCGTATCACTAGCCCTTACGGTTGGAGAGACAGCCCAACTGAACCGGGTACGCCAGAGTTTCATCCGGGCATAGACATGGTAAAAAATCATTTAGACCCATTATATTGCTTTGTTGCTGGCGAAGTAATCTTTGCTGGCGAAGGACTGGCAGGCACTGGTTTTGGTGGCTATGGCAATGTAGTAGCGATAAAAGATAAGCTTGGTCATCTGCATTGTTACTGTCACTTGGCTTTCGAGGTTGTAGAAGCAGGGGCGTTTGCTGAAAAAGGAACTATGATAGGACGACAAGGTAATACCGGCAAGGTAACAGGCTCACATTTGCATTACGAAATTAGAAAGAAACTCTCACCAAGCTTCGGCTGGATTAAAGATAAAGATAAAGAGACTATGTGCTTTGAGCCTACAGAGTATCTCAAAAATTATTATGAAGGGAAGGAGGAAAAGGGGATGTTTAAAGACGTAAATGATAACTCATGGTATGCCAAAGGGGTATACGAGGCAGTTCAACTAGGTTTATTCGCCGGGTTGTCGAAAGAAGAATTTGGAGTAGGAAAACCCCTTGCCAGAGAAGAAGCCGCAAACGTATTTGTAAGATTATACAAACTTATTGCCAGCGGCTTCGCAGGAGTAGTAGAAAAAGTTTTGCCTGCTGTCGTTGAAATAAACATCGGAGGAAGTCTTGGATCAGGTACCATTATACATCCTGATGGTTACATCCTGACAAATCATCATGTGGTAAAAGATAACACAGAGGTTTATGTCTTATCAGACAGAAACAATCCAATTTTTGATGGCGTTGACAATATAAAAGGACAAGTACTTGTATTTGATACAATTGCAGACCTTGCATTGGTAAAAGTAGATACAAAAGATAAACTGCCTTATTTATCTCTAAGTACCGAGGTCCATCAAGGCGAGAATGTTCTGGCGGTTGGGAATCCAATAGGATTTACAGATTCCGTATCTCATGGCATTGTATCAGCGTTTAGGGTAAGTAAAGGCATTACTCATATACAGACAGATGCAGAGATAAATCCAGGCAATTCTGGCGGGGCTCTTGTAAATAACCAAGGGCAGTTAATTGGTGTTCCGGCGTACAAATTTGACAGCCTCGAAGGATTGGCTTTTGCTGTATCGGCTGATGAAGTCAGAGAGTTTGTCGCTAAATCAGTTGAAGTTAAAGGGTTGCTTAAAGAGTTGATAAATCTATAATTTAAGGAGAGGGTAACATTGGATTTAAACATTGTATATAGTATTGTAGTATTGGCGCTCTTTGCAGTGCTTTTTTTATTGCGCTGGGGAGTTAGAAAGTATACTGAAGGGCAAGTGTCGCTTATTATGCTTAACGTCGAAAAAGTGTTATCGACGTGGGCGAAAGAAAAAGCAAAATCGGGTAAAGAAAAAAGACTAGCTGCACAAAGACTTATAATAAGCAAACTATATCCAGCGCTTCCGGCATGGGTTAAACTATTTGTCAGCGACGAGTGGCTAATCGAGCAGATAGATAAGCTATATGTTAATATGCTTGATTATTTAGATGATGGCGAGTTAAATGATTCTATAAACTAATCCTGTCGATTCGCGACAAAAAGAGCCTCTGACCTTAACCGGTTGGAGGTTTTTTTTAATTTTCTCCGGATGTTTTTGTTCTAAAACCTTCAGTTACAGCGTAAACGTGTAACAGTAACGAAGTTACGATGTTCACAACTTAAGGGAGGTATTAAGAATGAAAATAAATGTCGGGGGAAGGGTATTGGAGTTAAATCCAAAAGAACCTTTTATAAATTTAAGGGCTAAAAATTATCGTAGCGATAAAAAAATCCGAGTTAACATAAGTCTGAATCAAAAAACCCATGAGCTGCTTAATAAGCTTGCAAAAGCATGCGACATAGGAAAAACTACGCTGGCCGGACAAATAGTGACTATAATGGTTAGCAATCCGGACTTCGTTAACTACATCCAGGATAAGTACGAGGTGCGACGGGATGACAGAGTAATCCCGATAATCGGTCGTGACCGGATCGACTTTAGGAGATGATCAGCACGAATAGCCCGAACCGTGTTTTACACATATTTTACACGTACTATCAGCAAAACCTTATTAAATCAGGGTTTATTAGGGATATTCGACCCCGACCACCGGTACCATACTTTTCATTGAGTTAATTGGAAGAGTGTACTATAGCTGAATACAGCTTTTAGTATAGTCTTTTTTTAATTTTCTTATAACTTTGGCTCTGTTCATCGGAATGTCAAGAAATGTTTCCTGCTAGATATTATTTTTTTTCTGCAAAAAAGCTTGACCTAGGACTAAAGCCATGGTATATTAACAAATGTCACAAACTTGTCACATCGATTATGCTACGATATGACAAAATGTGTAATAATACATAACGAATATGCTTT